CCGCCAACAACAACCACGACTACCACGAAAAGAACTAATCCGCCTGTTGCTCCGCCGTCAGGAAATAAGACGACTGCGACAAAGCCTGTTGCGCCACAGGCTAAAAGCACAAGTGGGACATTGCCGACATTTAAAACAAAAAGCGGAAAAGTTAAAACTGCTCCCGAAGTTTTGAATGATTACATTACGTCAGGTATGACACAAGACCAGGCTTTAGCAAGAGTTAATAGTATGTTGAAAGCAAATGGTCAACCGCCTTTGGTATTGAATAAAAAGGGGAAATAAATGAGCAACGAACCGATATTATTGCCAGACGATTATCCTGAGCAGTCAGTGTCATCCGCACCAATAGAACTGCCGGACGATTATCCAGTGTTCTCTGCTCCGGCTGTAAAGCCGTTTGTGCCGTTGCCGCCTGTTGCTCCGCCTGTTACACGAAAAGCATCTTTTTCAGATTTAGAATTTTATGAAGCTTATGAAAAAGCTAACCCTAAACCATCGGGTAAAATAACTTTACCTCCAATACTTGAAGGTAAATTAGAAGGTAATGTTTTAACAAATGCTGCAAGTTTAATCGAAAGCACATACAATACTATCAAGCATGAAAAATACAAAGCCGATGAAGCCAAAGCATTAGCACAATATCACAAACTATACGCACCGCCGGGACAGAAAGCACCTATTCAAGCCTTGCAGGTTTTTAATAAATCAGTCAATGCGTTGGCAAAGAAAGCATGGGACGCTCCGCTATCCGTTGACGAACGACAGCATCTGCTTAACAGTATTGTCGCCTGGACCGCAATTATTGATAGCGGAAGAACTGATGTATATCTTCCTAAGGATATTATTGCCAGATACGCCAAACTTGACCCTAAGGGTGCTGAGTCACTGAAGAAAACTAATCTGGAGTTAGCATACTCTACCGCTCAGAACAGAAGTGAAGAGTTTAAAGCATCAACAACTCACGCTCTATCAGGGTTAAGCATTCCGGATATTATGGAAGAACAGAAATTTCAGAAGCTTGACGCAACGCTAAATAAGGCAGTCGGGTATATCAAATCATATGGATTAACACCGGAGAAAAAGCCTGATATTCTTACTGAGTTAACTCCGTGGCAGAAAGGTCAGATGCCTGTTCCTACTGGTTATAACTCGTGGTCGCCGGAACAACAGAAACGATGGCAGAACGCTATTAAGGACCAGGAGAATGCGGCGGCGACACGTGCCATCAGCAAGAAAGATGAGAAGTCAGCAACGACAGGCTTGACCATTACTGCTGCAGGTATATCTCAGATTCCTTTTATCGGCGAATCTCTTATCAATCCTGAGGATTTGCAGGTAGACCCAAAAGTATATGCATCTGCAAGCTTAACGGCACAACTGCCACAATTTATGTGGGGAGGGGAAGCCGCCGCTAAATTAGCGTCTAAGATACTTATCCCCGAAAAGATTTTAGAGAAAAGCTATATCGCTAAAAAGATTGCCAATACAGCAACAACTGCTGAAGGCGTGTTGGGTTCGCTTAAGCCGGGGATGCGTGAAGCGTTATCCACCATCATGGTTAATACAGCGATTCCGTTGGAAGGCGCAATCGGTCGTGCGATGGCTGGCGAGAAAATTGATCCGGAAGAACTGAAGAGAGAAATTATCCACATGAATGTTGTTGGTGGATTATCTCATGCTATCACTGGTAAACTGACACCGCTCATGGACAATGTAGCAAGCAAGGTAGGGCGTGAAGTAGCAAAGGGTGCTACCGGCGCAACAATGGGTGTTTTGACCAACATGGCTCTCCAGATGTCGCCAGAGTTGTTTACATACGAGAATGCCTTATTCGGCGTACTTGGGGCAATAGGGGCAGTACAGGGGGATAGAACGAAGATTCGTGTTAAGCGTCAATCCGCTGAAAGCACTGCTAAGGCTATCAGGTATCTTGAAATATCCAAACGTGGTATTGAAGAAAGGATTAAAGAGTTACAGGAAGACCCGACTAAGGCACAGGAAGGCGAAACTATTGACCAGTTGCAACAGGCTCTTGAATCTTTTGACCAACAGTTAATCAAATCAAAAGAAACCTTTACGAAGTTTGATAAGCGAACTCAGGATGAGATTATTAATAGCGATCCTAATTTGGGGTACTTTGTCGTTGATGACAAAGAAGCCTTTGTTGCTCAGGTAGAAGAAAAAAAGAAAGAGAGTATGGGCAAGGCTTATCAGTGGGAAGAAAAGTATAAACAGGAAGTTGGAGAGTATGAGCCTTTTATTCCGTTAACTAAAGAAGGTGAAATAGTACGCCAACAAGAGTCGGGAGAATGGTCAAGAAACTTAACTGTAGAATTGAATGGAAATAAAGGTTCTGCTGAGCATGACATTATTGTCAGGGCAATTGAAGGAAAAAGAATTACCCCGATGATTAAGGTTATGGCATTAAAGTATCCTGACATTATGGAAAAATATTTTCCCGAAGGAATACCACTGAAAAATGCCGAGGTAGTCCCATCTTCTCCTATCATGGAATCTGCTATGCAGAATATATATAACCATTTCCCGATGTCTGACGTGTATAAAACAGGCAAGGGATTTGTTGTTGTGCATGAAGATGGTACAGGGTTAAAAGTAGAGTGGAATCCGAAAAATAAAAACTGGGACATTCGTGACCATAATGATAACCCGGTCAACGGCTTAAATGCCAACATGATTAAAGCGGCAATGCCGACAGCGACATCTGTGGTGCAATTAGAAGATGGCAGTTTTGATGTTGAAATTGGCGGTAGAAAATTCCGCTTTAAAAATCCAGATAAAATTGACAATGCGGATTTACAGGAAGGCTACTACGCTAATGGTATGTTCGATATTGTAGACGCTGATGGTAAGAAAATTTTAGGCATTGATGGTGTCATCAGTATCGCACGTGGGACAGCCGAGAAACCTTTTAACATCGGTACAGGCAGAACTGTATACCACGAGGTTGCTCACGCCGCATTCAAGATGGGAGCAATAACAGAAAAAGAATATACGGCGTTAGTACGCAAGTATGGCAACGAAGAAAATATTGCCATAGCTTATGAGAACTGGAATGATAAGCCTGTTCCGAATACAATATTCGGAAAGATTAAAAGATTCTTCCAGAACATTGTCAATAAGATACTGACACCGAACAATGCCGCAGCAGAAAGAATCTTTTCACAGATGCGGTCAGGCGAGGTTTGGAACAGAAAGCCACAAGAATTAGATGTTGCTGGTATTGAGAAGAAGAACTTAAAAGAAAAAGCGGCAAATAAGCAATTGTCAGAAGAGTTTAACGCTGCGGTAGACAGTGTTATTATGAGTGAGTCAGCAGATGCTATTGCACCAAGCAGTAAGTTTTCTATTGGTTCATGGCAAAGAGAACGTGAACAAGTTATTCAATGGGCAAAAGATCATAATATTTCTGAGAAAGAAGTTAATGATTGGGTTAAATCGTTAGACAATGTGACTGCTTTTATTATTGAGAATGCTGATTTAGGATTAGACTATGTGCCGTCAGATTTATATTCTCCATTAAAAAATAATTCAGACCCACATTATAAAAAATCTGTAGACTTTTCTACGTTATGTATGAAAAGATATATTATGCAAGCTACAATAGAATCAGTTCAGATGAAACTGGGACGAGCGGTAAATGATTCTGAGTTCTTGTATATTCGTGAGATTTTAAAAAATAATGGAATTGCTGTTTCGTGTGGACCATGTTATGTAGAAACCAAACGAATGTTTGTTGGCAATTTATTGAATGAAGTTATGGACAGATTCCCTAATATTCCGAAAGAGTATTTCCTTACGCAAAAAGGGTTAGATACTTTATTGGCAGATATGAAATCTGATAACCCTAAATATAATTACGATAACCCTAAGTACGACCCTAATAAAGCAGATAGCAATAAATATCGCCATCCGTTTGAAGATGTCCGTGCTATATTTTCTGCGGTAAACGCTAAGGCTACAGAAACTCGTACTGAGTACAGCGATGAGATAAGAAAGTTTTATTCATCTAAGAAAGGACGAGAATATTTAGAATTAGCAAATGACGAATCAGGACAACGATGGCAATCATGGTCAGACTTTGAACTACATCATCTTCTTGATGGTATGCAAGCTATCGTAGATATGAGCATGGTCGGATTAAAAGGACACGCCTATACAAAAGTTCCGGACTTTGCAAGGGCATTTGGCAAGACAGGAATGATGATTAATTTATCATTAATACCAGTATCAATAAAAGGTTTAAAGCCGGGATTTGATGCTGAAGGTAAATTAATGTTTGACCCTATAGAAGGGATGCCATTAGAGATAGCTTTAGAGTTACGTAAATTATATAGTGATACTGTTGGTACTGTTGCTATCGGGGCATCTGACGAGCATATATGGGCATTGATGGCAGATAAAAACATTGACTATATTATTCCGTACCACAGGTCAGGATTAGGTGTAGTAAGAAGAATGGCGTTAAATATGGATTTTACAGACTACACAGAGACCCAGGGTAGTAAAATAGCAGGATGGCGTAGAGGGCGTTTATCAGCGGAAGAAAAACAAATTGTTCAAGATAACATGAAAAAGAATGAAAAATATGGTGGTGCGTGGGGTGTTGGTAAAACAGCAGGTTCAACTGATTTCAAATTAGTAACACCGCCGTTTAAAGAACATAAAGGAAATGTACAGAAATATCTTGAAATGTGCGAAGACTATGGTATCACTCCAGTCTTCCCTCAGTTTGTGTACGAAAAAGGAGAACCTACTGGTAAAAAGATATCCGCAGATGGCGAAGGTTTGCCGTATCGATATGACCCTAAGTTAAAAATAAATCCAGATTATTATAAGTTAATTATTGACAGAAAGATTTATAATAACGAGGGACAATTTATTGAACAAAAAGCCGTTAAGCCTATTTTTGATGACAAGCTTAATCAGGAGATGCTGAAAGGTTATGCTCCTCCGATAGAAGACCCACATATGCCGTCCGTTGATAAGGCGGTTAATGATATATTAAATGATAAGATGCCTATAAAATGGAAACGTGATACTGTTGAGTATAAAGGACAGTTGATGAGTCCTGCTCAGGTAGAAGTGGCTAAGGCTCAAGAGAAAGCCGCTAAAGCTATGGACAAGTCTATTAAAGATGCTCAGCGTTTGGCAGCAAAAACAACTCCCAGCAGCAAGCAGTTCTCCACCAAATCCGAAAACTCTCTCGGTCAGCCTATCCACCCGACTGAAGAAGGCATTAAAAACTTCAACAAGTGGTTCGGGGATTCTAAGGTTGTTGACGAGCAGGGTAGACCTATGGTGGTTTATCATGGGACAAATGCGGAATTTACTGTATTTGATACGAAAACCAATACGAGATTTGGCGATCAAAATAAAGTTGATGGGATATGGTTGACAACTTCAAAAGAGGTAGCTAAATATTATAATGATAAATATACTGTTAAAGAACAACAGCGTGGTGTAAAAAAGACTGACAATATAATGGATTTATATGTCAGCTTAAAAAATCCTCTTATCATTGACGCTAAAAAATATGCAGAGCAATATCATACAGAAAATATGTATTTTAAAATTAATGGTAAGAAAATATATGATATTAATGGTTTTAAAAATAACGCAGTATATGAAGCACAAAACAAAGGTAAAGATGGAATCATATTTAAAAACGGATACGATGGTATTCCTCTTGAAAATGATGTCATTTTTGCCTTCAACGATACCCAAATAAAGTCCGCCACAGGCAACAACGGCGACTTCAGTGGGAAGAATTCGGATATAAGGTTTAGTACCAAATCCGAAAAAGGTTTAAAAGAATCGGAAGAGCAGAAAACACCACAATCCGCACCTGTTAAACCTAATCAAGTTGTTGACGTTAACAAAACGATAGAATCTGTTGAAAATATTTTTAATAGAGTTTTAAATGGTGAAAATCTTGTTATAAGATATTCAAAAACTATTCCTAAAATTGGAGAAAAAAGTAAAAATGCTGCTAATTTTAATATAAACGAAGATGGTATAAGTGTTAATAATATATTTCCAAATTATATTGAAACTGTTGTAAGGTCAAGAGTTGGAGAATCTTTAGAATTAAAAGCTAAAGAATTAATACAAACTATGGCTAAAAATATATTAGAATATAATTTTATTCAAGGTAATGCTAAACCACATATATTAAAAGGTGAATTATCTAAAACAAGAGGTGGTGATAATGAAATATTGTTAGATTCTGATTTGCCGTTTTCTCACGAAAAAACACTTAACAATAAAGATTTAAATAAAATTAAAAATATGTCAAACGGTATAAACATACCTAAAAATCTAATTGATATAGCAAAAGAAAAAATTAAAAATACAGAAGTAAATTTTTGGAATAAACAAGGAAAGCCCGAAGAAATACCAGATAATTTTGGATTTACTAAAAAAGATATTATTTATGCGTTATCTAAAGGTAAAAACGTACCGCCAGAAGTGCTTACAAATTACCCTGATTTAACTACTGCACCTATTCCCCCAAAACCAGAAGCATCACTCGCTACGGGGCAGGAAACGGCAAAGACGGAAAAGTTTTCCACAGCCACCGAACACAAGTATGACGAAGTAATGAACAAGGTATTGCCTGATTGGAATACTGCAAAGGCACGTATAATTGTAGATGATATAACAGGAGAAGTGACTGAAACTAATGGGTTACCACCATATGTAGCCATTACCACAGACGGAAAACAAATGGTGGCAATGGATAGACCTATTGATTACTCTACCGCATTCGGGAAAAAAGATTACCTGTTCTATAAACTTGACCACGATAAAAAGACAGTAAAATTCCTTCCTGTGGATATGCGTAATGGTCATGCATTCTTTGATGGCAAACAACTGTTATCAGTGGCTAAAGAAGGAAACGAACAAGTCACCGAATTTCTTAAGGAAGGATATAAGAAAAATCTGATGCCAGTGCCGATGCCGACAACTCTGGATAGCAATGGCAAACCTGTACCGCCACCGCCGCCGGAAGAAGTGCTGATGTCAACAAGCATGGGCAATAAAAAACAGGCTGCACCAACTTATGGTCCAGGCGTTCCTAACGATGAAGTATATACTCTGAACGATATTATCGACACACTAAACAGCATCGGACTGAAAAGCCGTAAAGGTGGATTCCGTGCCGGTAAAGGTGTGCTTGGTATATTTAAGCCGTTTACAGATGTTATTCGCATCAAAACGCCCGGCGACATCCAGACAATGATTCACGAGAATGGTCACTTCTTCCACAGTGTTGTGATTGGAATGTCCGGACGTAATCTCAAGCCGATACCGCCAGCGTTCGCTCCGGAACTCGAACCATTAGCGTATGCTGGTGCTAAAGATAAAATGACTGAAGGATTTGCCGAATGGATGGTAGATTATATTTACGATCCGGCGAAGGCGTTGGCTGACGCTCCGACATTCTATAAATACTTTGAATCCCAGCTCGGTAAGAACGCCGAGTTGTCCAAAGGCATCCAGTTGTTGCGAAAGCAGGTGCTGTCGTTTAAGAACCAGTCAGCATTGCAACAGGTGATGTCGACAATCGTTACTGACCCACAGAAACCAAAATCTGATAGCGTCCTGACCGGGGAAAATAAAGTTATTCGGGCATTGTTTGATGACGAGATTGTACTGCAACAGATGGTGCAGATGTACGAAAACCAGACTGGCACAAAACTTCCGGCAACCAGCAACCCGAAGGTTTTATCCGCACTTGCTAAGGTGTCTGGCGTTCCCTCTGCGTGGATTAGTAAAGGTGTTACGGATAATATGAATAAAATCATTTCCGAGCCGTTACAGGACATCGTGAAGGGATTGTCGCCGGAAGAGATGAAAGAATTCAGCAGTTACCTGATTGCGAAAGAATCCATTGACTACATCAACGAGAAAGGTAATGACGAAGTTGTTCCGTTGCCGAAAGAAACGTATGAAGCCGTGGTGAAACAGACGGAAGCCAAATATAAAGCGTTGGCTGACCGCATATATAGATATCAGGAACACTTGCTTAACTTCCGTGTTGAGCAAGGATTAATATCAGCAGAAGATGCGAAGGCATGGCGACAGAAACGACCGCACTATGTGCCGTTGTATCGTGATGTCGAAATGGAAACTGGTGGCAAACAGAAGGGCGGAGAAATATCTAAAAAGTCCTATGAACGCAAAGGTTCATTATTGCCAATGCATGACCCGATAATGTCTATCATTCGTGATACATATCTTTATCATTCCATCGCTGCAAGAAACGAAATGATTACCACTACTGTCGATTTAGCCAGACGCATTCGTGGTGGTGGCGTATTCGCCGACCCAATTCCTGCACCAATGAAGATGCAAACGTTAACCATTGAGGATATTGTATCTGCTGCGGAAGGACAAAGCATTGGGTCATTGGTAGACATCCAGAAAGATAGGACCTTGTTTATTCCCGGTGGGTCATATAACGGCAAGAGCAATGTCGTCAGAATATACAGAAACGGCAAAGCGGAATTCTATGAAGTTGCTCCCGACATTTTCCGAATGTTAACTGTCACTGAACCAAACACATGGAAAGCGTTAAAACAAATGACCGAGTTCCTGCGCATCGGCGCAATCGATAACCCTGACTTTATGTCAGCTAACCTTGTGCGTGATATGCAAGCCATCATGATTAACCGGACAGTTAAGATTACTCCCAAAGACATGATTAACGCATGGAAATATATTGCTACAGGTAAAGCACCTGACTCAGTATGGCAACAGTTTAATATATCTGTGGGTTATGGAGCATCACTTGTTGGAGCGGATCGTGTGAGAGTTAAGGAAGCACTCGATAAGATGCGTCCTCCTCAGAACATGAGAGAGCGGTTTATACAGGTGTTTTCCAATGGCTATAACAGTTATAAAGATTTCATTTCCATGACTGACCTGTACGCCAAATTTACGCACTATGGGTCACAGGTAAAATGGGCAGATGCCAAAACTCGTGATGAGTTGGTACAGGCAGTATATGACGCTATCGACCAGATGCCATTCCAACAGAAAGGTGAATGGGTAAAGAAAACCGGAGCCAACAAGGTATGGGCGTTTTTGAATAGTAACCTGCAAGGTAACTATCGTGACTACCGCACACTACGCAATCCGGAAACACGTGGAATGGCAATTATGCGTGGTGTACTGGGATTAACTTTACCGGCAACAATTTTATATTTCCGCAATAAAGACGATGAGGATTATAACAGATTACCAGATTATATCCGTGATAAAATATTCTGGGTACGCACACCGAAAGGCGTTGTGATGGTTCCGTTGCCGTATATGTATGGGTTGCTGTTTAAGGCTATTCCTGAGCGTATACTGAGAACAGCAGTTGAAAAGGACCCGAAAGCTTGGCGGCATATTGAGCAAAGCATACTTGCTCAGTCACCTGCAACACCATTCCCAATTACTGCCATATCTCCAGAAATGCAAATATATTGGAACAGGACATTTGCAGGTACTCCGTTAATTCCGGAATCCGAAAAGAGATTGCCGGGTTATATGCAAGCAGGTGCTAATACAAGCAAGGGTGCGATGGTAATCGGTAAGATGATTGCAATGGCTGAAAAACAAACAGGTGTCAGCAATTCCGTGACCCAGTTAATGCAATCACCACGAGTTATCCAGACGCTGTTTACAGGTCATGCAGGGCGATTAGGCGGTTATGTTTTAGATATTATAGGTCTTGTGGGTAAAGGTAAGTTACTGCCGCCACAGCCGAGCATTGACCTGCAAGAGAAAATGCCCGGTATCTCCAGTTGGGTTCCAAAGGAAGGCATGATATCCCAGCAGCAGAACGATGTTTATGAAGATATTAAAAAGTACGAACGCCGACTGACAGAAGGTAAAAAAGGTTCTCCATTATATAAAGAACTAAACCCGATGGAGTATCTGCATTACGCTGAATTATCAGGCAAGCTTAATATGATATCGGCGACAACTAAAGCCGAAAAGATTGTGCGGCAATTTGATTCTGAAGATGTTCAAGAGTTGTTGCGGAATAAACCGATCGGGTTTGAATTAGATGACCCGAATACCAACATACATGATGCAAAACGGAAACTGTTGCTGTTCTTGAATAATGACAAGAACAAGATTCTGGACGAGCGTGTGTTAAATGATTCGCTGATTAAATTAACTTTGGAAAATTACGAAAAAGAGAACAAGGTTAAATTAACACCAGAAGAATACAACACAATTGTGAAAAAATATAAAAAAGGGGTGTACAAGTAACACCATTTTTCACTATAATGTCAAAAAAAGAAGTGGAGATTACCAATGACACGTCAGTTAACGAATAATGAATGGGAAGAGTACCTAAGCAATAAGGCTAAGGCTGTTCCTGCACCACCAGACCGCAGAGATTGTGAATCTCAATGCGTTGCCGTCAATAAGGCGTTAACTAACGTGGCGAATATCCAGAACGAAGTTCATGACATAAAGGAAACTAACAAACTCATTTTTGCAAAACTGGATGAAATCACAAAAAGCAAGATAGATGGATTCTGGATTATTATTGGATTTATGGTTACAGCGGTTATACAGGTTGTCTTAAAGTTTATGAAATAATCTTATCTATCAAAGGGGGAACAAATGCGAATTGGCAGCCGTCAGGTGAAGTCAAAACAGACACCGAATTTCTTAGTTGGACGTAAAGGGAAATCTCCCTCGGTAATCGTCCTGCATTCCACAGGTGGATCGTACGAGAGTGCAGTATCGTGGTTGATGAATAAAGATAGCGATGTGTCAGCACATTATGTGGTCAGCAGGAACGGCGATATCACTCAGTTGTGCGATACATCGGATACAGCGTTCCACGCCGGAGTAAGCCGTTTTCCTAATGACGGCGTAATGCTACCACGCAAGACTGCACCTAAAGAGTCCATTAACCGGATATCCATCGGCATCGAGATGGAACACGTGGATGGGCATCAGGACTGGACTGACGAGCAATTAACAGCAGTGGTGGACATCTGCGAACTACTGATGAATAAATGGCAGATACCGATAAGCCACATCGTTGGACATAAAGATATCTGCATTCCTAAAGGTAGAAAAATAGACCCACAAAACTTCCCGTGGGAAGAATTTAGAAGGAGGTTAACCAAATGATCCCAATGCATCCCTTTTACAAATCGCACAAGTTCTGGACTGTTGTATCAGCACTGTTGGCATTAGTGGTATCTGTGATAACTGGTGAGGCGACAGTAACACAAATCACTGGACCGGCAATTGCATTAATACTCGGTTATTTCGGCATTCGTGTTGTTGAGGCACAGGTGAAGAAATGATTAAAGTGATTGACATCTCATGCGACTTTAAGTTGCCGGGCATTTTATCGTTCATTCGTTTGAAACTGCGTATCTATACCAGTTATAAGGGACTGACAATCGAAGTGCAAGGTAAACACGTTATTACTATCGCCGAAAAAGATATAGTCGAAATAAAGAATTGACGTTAATCCCTCTTGCGTCAATAACGACCCCTACAGGTAGAGTTCTGTGGGGGTTTTTTATTTTAAAAAAAGTTTAAAAAAAGCCTAAATTCGTATTGACTTGTACGGTACGATTGCTTATAATTAAAGTCAGGAGCAGGGAAGGATGCGACAACTGCTTACTATTACCAAATCAGCATAGATACGCGTGGTAACCCCCCGGAGTCCGGCGCATCACGGACTCCACAGATTAGGAGGTGTAGATGTCAAAATTACAAGACTTGATTAATGAGTCAGGTCTTAGCGACCAGGTAATTGCCCGATACACAGGTTTGGGCGAAAGCCACGTTAATAAAATCAGGCGTGGCGAACGAAAGCGATTATCCAAACAAACCATTATCAAGCTTGCCGAAGCCTTCGGTATTGGATATCGCAAGTTTAAGAAAAGCTTTATAGATGAATAAGGGGGAAAAATGAAAGCTAAATCTTATTATATTAGCCAAGATAAGAGTACTATCATACAGTTTAAATGTATTGATATTGCATTGGTAAAATGTGATACAGTACATAATATAGAAGACATGGCGTGTGTAGATATAACTTTTTCTTCTGGCAGACAATTTCGCATCACAAGAGATTGTGCAAAGTACTATAATGAGTGCGAATTATTTTATGATGCTTATGTAGCATGGCTTCAAGAGGCAGAGTAATGACAGATGTTATAAATATTGTCAATTGCAACATTGATGACCTACAATCACTATGTCCATTCTTTACTGACCTGTTATCGAACGAAGAATACCACGCTATGCCGGGGTTATCATCGTCAGCTTTTAAAGCATTCTGCCAATCACCTGCAAAATACAAGGAATATCTGGCAAAGAAGAATGATGAAGAAGAAGATAAACCTGCACTGATTCTCGGTACTTTGATTCATACGATGGTCCTGGAGCCACACAAAAAAGAAACCGATGTGTTTGTTCTTCCGGAGTTAAACCTCCGCACCAATGCTGGTAAGGCAGAGAAAGAAGCTTTGTTTCTTGAACACACAGGGAAACAAGTTGTGACCCCAGAGCAAATGCTCATAGCTGAAGATGTCGCCCGGCGTGTTAAAGCCGACCCGACCTGTCAGGCGTTATTTGCATCTGGTGTAGCAGAACGTTCTTATTTCTGGATAGACGATTGTACTGGACTTTTGTGTAAGTGCCGACCTGACTGGATTAATTTTGATCTACCAGCAATGGTTGATATAAAATCAACAGATGATTGCTCTGAGGGATCGTTCGCTCGTGACGTTGAAAAGTACTGGTACGATGTCCAAAGCGCATGGTACTTACGTGGTGTTGTCGAAGTAACAGGAACATGGGTAAATAATTTCTCATTTGTTGCCTGTGAAAAGAAAAATCCATTTATGCCACCTATGATTTATATAATGGATGGCGCATATCTGGAAACCGCTGACTTGCTAATTAATCATAACCTTAAGCGATTGCGTGATTTTATTAGCGGTGAATTAAAATATCTCGGATACGGCGACAGCAATATCCGCTCATTAACTCAACCTACGTGGTCGAGGAGATTATAAAAAGGGGGTGTCATATGACACAAGTGCCAGAAAATCAGATTGAAAAAGCATCTGAAAAGAAACAACTCCCAGTCATCAACGAGTTGGGATTTACTGTCGGGCAGGTAGCAACGATTTTGACCGACAGTGGTTTTTTTGGAAAGGCTCTAACGCCTAACCAAGCCATAACTAAGATTATGATTGGTCAGGAATTGGGTATGAATACCATGCAAAGCATAATGAACTTAGACTGCTTTGATGGTAACATTTCCATTAGGGCAAACTGGAGAGCGACCGCCATTAAGAAGTCTAAACTGTATGACTATCGTGTAGTAGAACACACTCCGCAGAAATGCGTAATTAAGTTCTATGAAAACGGCGATGAAATTGGCGAGTCGTCTTATACCATCGAGGAAGCACAGAAAGCCGGACTGACCGGAAAGATTAATTGGCGTAATAGTCCGAAGAATATGTTATTCGCTCGTGCCATCAGCAATGGACAGAGATTCTACTGTCCGGATGTTATTGGCGATGGCATCACCGCATATGATCCAGACGAAATTGAAGAGATTAAACGCCAGAATCGGGCAAGTGCTTCCGGCTTTGCAGAGAAGTTAAAAGAATCTGCAATGGGACAGCAATCCGTACCGCAGCAGATTACTACCGACCCTGCTACAGGTGAAGTTTTTGATGGCGAATACAGCATTGAGCCGGAGCAGATTAATCCAGAGCCTGAGTTTCGTCCCGACATGGAAGACAACATTCAACCAGTGGCAACTAAACCTGTTGCGACAGCACCAGCCACACCAGTCGTGGCTGACGTTCCAGAATCTGCACCAGAACCCACTGTAGAGCCTGTGGTTAAGTCAAAAGCGGTTAAAGCACCCAAAGCACCAGTTACCGCTCCTGCACCGCCACAAGCACCTGCAAGGAATACTGTAACGGATAGTGATATGTCAAGTCAGGACGAACTGATGAAACAGGTTACAGCGTTAGCACGTTTCCTTTTCACCGGTCCTGTGGAGTTAGACGCATCATGTCAGGAGCGTTTTGGAATGCCGTATGAAAAAGCGGTAAGCATTTACAAATATCCTGCGATACGCCAGTACTTCTTAGAACTAAAAACTGAGCGTGAACAGATTGCCAATGCGCCGGAACTGCCGACAGACGTAGATGATCCGTTCCAGGAAGAAGAATAATCATATTGCGTTTCTCCCGGTGTGAAAGCCGGGAGAATATTTTACTAAAGGGGGAATAAATAAAATGCCAATCAAACCATTCACCAGTATCAGTTCATGTGGAAAATGCGGAAAGCTTATGCCGACAATGGCAAAGCGTGGGAAGGGATGGAAATACGACCATACCGCCCATCAATGGTTTTGCGTTAAATGCCAGTACCACCGCCGTGGTAAGGTAACTAAAGGGGAGGACGTATAATGCCACCGAAAGATAGAGAAATCGATTACGATAACAGCGACCAACTGGCGGATGCATTCGTTATATCGTCACGCTCAGCAGAGTTATTCTGCAAATACCACAAGATATCAGTTTATAAACTGGCTGACTACATGAAAGCTTTTCTGAGTAAAAAGAAAGTAACATTTGCAGAGTTGATTATGAAAAACGAACGCATAGCAACTCTCGAAAAACAACTTTCGGAAGTCAACGAAAGCAACCGAAGACTGATGGAAAGAGAACAAAATTTTCAACAGCGTATTGCAGAGTTAGGAAAAGCTAATGAATCCTTAGTTCGTGAAGTGTCAAAATCTGACATGGAATTAAAAAAATACGAACAGGACATAAGCTTCCTCCGCCGGATCATCGAAAAGCTTATTCGCTAACTAATCTCCGGCGGTAATAGACTGCCGCCGGAAATTGCAGACCGTGAACGAAACGGAATTAAAGAAGTAAAGAAGGGGGATTTAGTATGAATATATTAAATGGCTTTTTGATAGGGTTAGTATTTGCAAGTATGTTTTGTAAAAGATTTTATTTAATACAAAATGATATACAAAATGATATGCAAATGACATGGAATACAGTATGTATAGTATTAGTTTTTGCATGGTTAATTTTTAATATTGTTTTAGAAATTAAAGGAGAAAAACCATGACAACTATTAAGGTTCAGTTGCCTACTACAACTGGTGACAAAAATCAGTATTGCGATAATTGCAGATTTAAAATTAAGGCTGAATTAGGAGGTATTAATTTTATCTGTTTAGTATTTTTAGAGCCGTTATATTATATTAGCGGTTTTACTTCTAATTTTAAACGATGTGATGATTGTATCAAAAATGAGGTAAAACCATGACAGCACAATCCGACTATAGCAAAACCGCCATTACCTGCGATACGTGCGGTAAAGTAATTCCGAAATCCACGGTATACGTCAGGCATAATAATCACAGCTATTGTCAAAAATGCTGGCGGAACATCAACACTGGTTTACAGCCGTACAGTGTTAAACAAAACAATCCATAAAAATATTTTTGAAATCTATTGACATTGTTAACTATATTTGTTAACCTCTTAGCAAGGAGATATCATGGCGAATAAAATTACAGACAGAAAATGCAATAACTGTCAGAAAATTATGAAACACATGGTTTGCCCGGTGTGTAATGTGAGAACGATTGTATATCGTACTTGCTATAATTGTGGTTTGTTAATCTGGGGTGAAAATCTTAGAGTAACCAGCCCGACAGGATCAGTTCGTTGTATTAATTGCGAAAAAATATATCATCATTCAATTATACAGCGAAGAAGAAAACGATAGGAGAAAACCAAATGCCAATATTAAAATATTCAGTTGCTAAAATGAGAAAAATTTTAGATGCAATAGAAAATGAAGATAAAATATATTGTTTGACTATAACACCTGATATTATAATTATTGATATTTTTGAATCAGAAAAAATTAAGTCAATAGGTGATATAGTTATAATAAAAAATGGGATTACACCAGAAGATGAAATTACATATTATATTTCTTCTATTTTTTTTACAGAACAAGAGTGTAGACTTCATTGTCAATCTTTAGTCAATAATCTAAAGGTAGATTATTGACTAATATAAAGGCGGTTAATTATGGCGTGGATAAAATTAGAATCACATACTCCTGATAAGATAGAAATTTTTCAGATGGCAAAAATACTTAATATTGATATTGATTCTGTCACTGGTAAATGCTGTCGTATCTGGGCATGGTTTGATTTAAATACTACAGATGGCGTAACAGATGTTACGGTGAAGTTACTTTTAGACCGTATCACTTGTAGCGGATTTTGTGATGCAATGTTACAGGTAGGGTGGATAATAGAAGATGGTGATAAATTATGTTTACCTAATTATGACCGCCACAATTCAGAAACAGCAAAGCAAAGAGGATTATCAGCGAAGAGAATGAGTAAAATGCGTAACTTTCAACGTAACAATAGCGTAACAAGTGTTACAGAAAAACATAACGCCGAGCGTAATATAGATAAGATAAGAGAAGATAAGATAAGAGAAGATAGTTGTAGTGCATCCGCACCCAACGACAACAACGAAAATAACGCTAACGCTGACGAAATCTGGACAGTAGATGTTGATAACCCTGCACCAATGCACGTCCATGACGATTTTACCATCAACACCCAACACAGCTTGCTGTTACAGCCACTGGTAGCTACGATCCGCAAATACAGCAAGCGTCCCATAGTTGACGCAGTAACCCCTGCACTGATAACATCATGCGAAGAGAACCTTCGACAGGTTTACGATCTGTGCAAGAAAACTGGTAACGACTACGGCACTTACATGATTGGACAACTTAACTACTCATCCAACAGTCTTAAGCTGCAGCAAGCCACAGTAGTTGTCCGGGCGTTGTCCGACATCGCATCAGCGTCAATTCGCTATCTGACAACACTGGACAATAAAAAACAGGCAGAGCCAGATGTCGTTCCTTTATTCAAACCAGAAGAGCCAGCAAAGCTTGCATCTGCGGAAGATAGGGCGTTAATCGCTCAGTTGATAGAACAAAATACCGGAGGGAAAGTTCGTGCGAAAAGATAAAGGAGAAAACGATGTCGAATAACCCATTTCAAGATGTTTTAGACAGCATCACCAGAGATCTCCCACCGATGGAGATGGAAACAGTAGAGCGGAACACTGTGTTTGTGCAAGGATTAGAGAACTGTCCATTTTACAATATGGACATCTTTTCCCCTGACGGCAAGAAACGCACACGATGTGGGCATTGCGCCATGATGGGCGACCGAGAAACTTTCTATTTCCTTAAAGACCCATCCATCGTTTACGACATCTCCGGATGCATCGCTAACAGCACTGACTGGACTGATGCGCAGGTTGCTCAGTATCGGCAGGGATTGAAGGATAGAAACGAACTCCAGAAACAGGGGATATTACCACGATAATAGTTATCAAAACAGGGGGACATATGCAAAACAGATTACATAAACTAAAAACGCTAAAAGAATACTACGATGCTGTTGCTCTTGGTATTAAAAACTTTGAAGTTAGAAAAAACGACCGCGATTTTCACCAATACGATTTTCTTGAACTTATAAGCATTGATGAAAACGGCTATGAAACCGGACGTTCCATAATTAAATCAATTTCTTATATTTATCATGGGGAAATAGGTGGACTTCAAGAAGGATACGTGGTTTTAGGATTAAAAGAACTTACAGATTATCAGTATGAAGTTCTTGCAGGGGTAAAAAATGACAAATAATAAACCAGCAATATACCTGTTCTACACATCCCAATGGGATCATAAAATTGTGACCACGATGAAAAGCGTGTGCAGTAAAACAGATTGCCCATTGGCACTGTACGATTTGACTCATAAATCCAGTCAGGCACTGGCGAAAAGTCTTAAAACCTTTGACGCTCCTGCCGCCATCGTGATGACCCGGACACCCTGTCAATTGCGCCTGGACCAACCAGAAGGCGAGATACTACAGCAATTACAGGGAATTATTAAGGGTGGGAATGATTTATGAAAATAGGACTTATAGACGTAGACTCTCATAATTTTCCTAATCTGGCATTAATGAAAATATCAGCATATCACAAACAACAGAATCACGAAGTATCATTTTATAATGGTTTATTTGGGGGCAAATACGACCGAGTTTATATGTCAAAAGTATTCACCGAATCAAAACATTATGAGCAAGTTATAAATTGCGGTGATATTATCCGAGGTGGTACAGGTTACGATTTAACAACAGATTTACCAGCAGAAGTTGAATTGATGTATCCTGATTATGGTTTATATAATACTTCATCAGCATATGGATATCTTACAAGAGGATGTCCACGCAAATGCCCATTTTGCATTGTAGGAACAAAAGAAGGCACAACTTCAGTACAGGTAGCATCTTTACATAACTTTTATAAAGATCAAAAAGAAATAGTGTTGCTGGATCCAAACATTTTAGCGTGTCGTGATGCTGATAGCCTTTTGCAAGAACTTGTGGACACTGGAGCATACATCGATTTTCAGTCTGGTTTGGATATTAGGTTTATGACAGATAAAAGAGCAAAATTACTAAGAGATATGAAAGCTAAGATGTTTCATTTTGCGTGGGACAATTATGAGTTTTCGACATATGAAAAACTTAAATATTTTCGTCCATTGATGCCGTGGACTTCACGTAAATTATGCGTATACGTTCTGGTTAATTATAACACAACGTTGGAGCAGGATTTGGAACGCATATATAAATTGCGTGAATTAAAGTACGATCCATACGTGATGATTTACAATAAAAAGTGTGCCGATCGTAAAATTAAGCGGATGGCAAGATGGGTTAATAACAGGTTTATTTTCAAAACTTGCGAAAAGTTTGAGGATTACAAATGAAAACCTATAGACAAAACAGAATCAAGGTTTTATAATTAGACATGAAATAAAAAAGGGGGATAAAATGACAAAATACAAATTAATGAAATTGTTAGAAGTTAATGATTGGGGAATATTCCGAAGTGAATATCCATCACCAATATTTCACTATGTTAAAGAAGGAAAACATATATTATTTTCTGATATATGGTTTTACTACACAGTTGAATCGGCAGATGAGGTTAATTTAATCGATTTTAAATGTCGCTTATCACGAGTTTATATGGGTTTATGCAATGAGTTAATTTATCAAAATAAGTATTGCCATATGAAGGTGGATTTATGAGTAATATGAACGAATTAGAATTATTGTTGCTGAAAATGCACAAAGAAGGGCGTATACCGGTAACAGGCACTTACTTTGTTTTGATGCCTGATGAAAGTAAAGTTGAGTTTATGTATGCTTACTCATCTTTGAACGATGAAGTAATTACCGCTAAGATACCATTAGCCGGTGAATTAGAAACAGAGCCGTTATTTACAGAAGAGTATTATACAGAGAAAGTGAATGAGAACAAAAGAAATATGGGGTTAAAAATATGATGACAGTTTCAGAATACGTATCGCATCCAGGGACAATTAAATGTCCATCATGCGGTGAAGATTGCTACATTGACAGTGATGAAGTGTGGGGTAAGTTGAAAGACCTGCACGAACATGGAGTGATTGTTTGTGACTGTTACCATTGTCCTGCGTCTTATACGCTGCGTGATGATTGGACAGTTGAGTTAATGTATGACTGTAGGTTCTGCGATTCTGGGGAAAACTTTCCGGAGCATGACACGTGGAATCAATCGACAGAAGTACATTCCACGGTACAAGAGCCTTGCGAAAATTGCGGAAGGGGAAAGTGGTAATGAATAAAGTAATTTATATCACAATGATGGCAAGAACAATAATGAAATGCGAATATGAACTATGCCAAAGACCAGGCAAGATTATTAATCGTGGTGAATATTATATGCAACCAAGTGATAAAACTCATAAAGATATGTGTATTCAGTGTTATGCTAAGTTTACACATCAATCACAAAAAAAACATTCTGATATTATGGATAGTTGCGAAAAATGCGGAAGGGGGAAATTATGAAACGTGAGATATTATTCAAAGCTAAGCGGGTAGACAATGGCGAATGGGTTAAGGGTAGTTTAATTATCCATAGTGGATACGCTTTTATAACAGGTGGCAATCAAATACTCAAAACACCAAGCAAAAAATATAACTTACACACTTTTGAGGGATTGTATGAAGTTGACCCCGACACAGTCAGCCAGTACACCGGATTGAAAGACCGCAATGGAAAAATGATTTTTGAAGGTGACGTTGTGAAAACAAAGTCAGGATGGTATGGATATTTTGAAGAGTACTATCCAGAAAAGATTGCAGAAGTTGTTTATGAAAACAACAATTTTACTTTAAAATGTTATACCCATGATTATTGGTATGAACAATGCGAAATTGTGGGTAACGTATTTGATACGCCGGAATTGTTAAAGGAGAGCAAATGAATAATTTTACACGTTATCAAAGAGAAGTTTTAGTTGAGATATATCAAATAAGTGGCATATTAGCACACCGAACGCCACAGAATCCATTTGATATAGAAGGTAAATCATTCTGTCTTAACAATGTAAATAAAGTATCACAACAGATTGCATATGCGTTAGAAGAGTTGCTAATGGGTGATGATAAAAACTATATTAATCAGTGTATTAGAAATGCACGTATATTTTTAGATGAAAAAAATAATAATATAGAGGAGAGCAAATGAAGTATTCCTATAAGACCGAACAACGAGAGTATATCTGCCGTATCTGCAACCATCGCCAATATGCAGTATCAGAAAGATGCCTAAACATTGAATGTTGTGCAATTGGGGAAATGTACCACCCCCACAAGTGCAATCAGTGCGGTGAATGGGTACAGGGTGAAAATGCTTACATTAAAAACCGTGCAAAAGGTTTAGTTGAGTGTAAGCAATGCCGGAAAGAGATTAACCGGAAGGGATCTCTGAAGAATTATCATATAAAGAAATTAAGAAAGGAGAAAGATAATGGGTGAAATAATAACTTTTCAAGTACTCGGAACGCCGGTTGCCAAAGGAAGAGCAAAAGTAGCAATCAGGGGAAAGTTCGCAACAATGTACACACCGAAGAAAACTGTTGATGCAGAACGTTCGCTACTTGCGCAAGCATTGCAATATAAACCTGACACACCGTGGACAGGTCCTATCGGCATCAAAGTCAAATGTGTATTTGCACGTCCTAAAAACCATTATCGGACAGGTAAAAACAGCCATTTACTGCGAGATGACGCTCCATCACTTCATACTTCTCGTCCGGACGTGGATAATTTGACTAAAAGTGTGTTTGACGCTCTGAATGAAGTATTCTTTAAAGATGACTGCCAGATAGTGATGGCGATTCCCTATAAGGTTTACGGCGATGTGCCACGAATCGAAATAACTATCTACAAAATTGAATTATCCGATATCGAAAATATGGAATTCTGGACTAAAAAGTAATATAATCAAACTAACTCTAAAGGGGGAAACTATGAGTTGGGATCCTGTGAAAGAAAAGGCGATGAGAACCCGAATGAAAGATATCACTCAGTGGGTGATAGAAAACACCATTGAGTACCGGGGTTTATTCATCAAGCCTGTACCTAAAACGCACACCTGCGAAAAGTACGATTGCATCGTGGTTAGTAGACACGAAAACGGCTCAGTCAAAAGATTTATTGCTACAGGTGCTATCTGGGACAATGTGGACGATGTCTACTCCAACGGCAAGAAAGTCATAGACGACCTGTTGAAACGCAAAGGGAGGAACGTATGGAAGGCGAAGTGATAGCGGTCAACTACAAATGTCCACAGTGTGGTCACGTTGAACACATCGAGATAACCTGGGCAAGCAAGCAAGCTTTCTGCACCATAGAGATGTGCAACAAGTGTCAGTATAAGTTTATCGTTCAGTACAACGAGGAGAATGTGAGAGATGTCAGCAACAAATAAAAAGTTTGAAATTGTAAATGGTGATATATCAGATGGTTATCACACTTTTGATGAATTGTATGAACACAGAGTAGTATTATATATTGCTTTTTGTAAATCAATACAGCGTTTTCGTTATCATGGTGATAAGCGTAATCACTATGGCGATGAATTAATAGTATGGAAAAGTTTATTACACAGCGATGGAAAGGGTTTTACAGGGTGGTTTATAATGGGGGTTGGTAAAGAAAAAGGGCAACAAATTACATATCATTTACCATTAAGATTTTGGAATGACTGCGAGTTTGCGGAAACTATAAATAAAGCACCAGAATGGGATGGTCATACATCCAGTGATGTTTTAGAAAGGTTATTAAAATACGAAATCTAACTACTTGATGGGGAGGTAAAATATGTCAGCAACACCTGCAACGAATAATCATAAACTCTATCCGTGCCTGATCTGCGGATCATCCAACAACGTGGTGACATCCGAATTTGTCACCGGCATTGAAGAGTTCTACGTCCTGTGCGTAGACTGCTGCGAACAATCCGATAACGCCAACACCCGGCTAAACGCCATCCGGACGCATAACACCATGTACATTAAAGAGTTCGGTGTTGGAGAGATGGACGAGGAGAACAGCGATGATATTTAAAACCACCTGCCCACGATGCGGAGATCCCGACCAGACACTGGCATTTTTCACTGAGCGGCAAATAAAAGATAAAACTTTAATCAGAAACATCGCCACCTGCCGCAAGTGCCAATCCACATTCGCCGTAGATATCGACATCCGGGTCGTCCCACGCAGGATAGATGAAGCCGACATCCGCCAACAGAAAGAAAAAGGAGGTGATGCAATATAAAGTTTTGGTAATCTGGATAACTGAATAACGTTTTGTCAGTAAGATTCCGGTCGGGTATGGTGCGTGACCGGAATCTTTCCGTTTTCTGAAATATTTCACCCAAACCGAAAATTTGAAAATATCGCCATCAGGTGGTTTTGGTTGCAACTCCCCATAGCACCGCCCGGACACCCCGGCGACCCCTGCCGTCCCCTCCCCCTGGACCGCCCGAAAGTTGGCAGCGAAGTACCATTTTCCTGGCACCACGGAATTGGCAGCCAACTGTCCAGGTGATGAATTATGCCACCATCCACCGCCCCGGCTATACCCAAATTTTGCCAACTTTCCCCAATAAAATCCCTCAGGTCAGAATCCACAGCACCTTACCCCCCACCAACCCAAATCGCAACCAACACAGGTCAATTTGGAACGATTCAAATAATAGCCAAAAAAAAAGCGGTCCAATCAGGGTTTTATCCCCAACTGGACCGCCGGATTCATTATCGGATACGTTTTAAGATCTCTTCAATGCCCCACACCCCCAAACATGGGAGTATTAGCAGGGAAAAGCAGTAACCTGTCTTAGTATACTCGACAAACGCTACAGGGAAGGTTACCGCCCAAACAAGTAGGATCAGAACCACCATTATCAGGTTCTCTTTAAACTTCTTCATTCGACATCTCCTCAATTATAAATATTTGCCCATCATCGAATTTACGATTAGGCACGGACCGGAACTGCCACCGCTTGAGATTGCGGTAAGGTATTATCATCTTGTACCGCTCACCACGATAGCGAGTATGCGAATGTTGGAGTAATATTACGCCCTCGCCACCGATCGCTACAGCGTGATTGACGATGTCAGTAGTTAATCCGGTGACATAGCGGAATTTATCGCAACCAGAGCCATGCAGGACGACTGACGGCGGAAGCACAACGGCAATCATTGGCATTATATAACCTCCCCAATAATCTCGTTATTTTCGTCCAGAACGACACCGCTGTCTATTTTTCCGGACAGCAACGCATAGTCGACACCGCCATGTTCCAGAGCCTTGCACAAGCGCAGCATAATGCCCTGATGGCGGCGACCCCACACATTAACGTATACCGCCACTTGACCCTGAGCGTCACGCCTTGCGGCAGTATTACCATTAATCAACAATCGGTTGACTTGCCCCGAAATAAACGGATGCAAGAAGCAATCATATGAATGAACAGCCATCTTAAAGCCTCCCCATTAATTCGTCCATTTCCCTGTTAGCAACCTTCTGGCAAGCTTTCGGCATCTCTTCGAATTCTATCTGCACACCCAGATTAGCTATCCACTTTTCAGGAATAGCATCATGCTGGCAAACACCATTCGGTTTATCACAATCGGCTGAAAAAAACGTAACTGGATATAAACCTGACTCTTCATCAAATTCGCTCCAGAATACCACGCTAAAGCGGTCAGCTACGCTATCGCCGTGGTCATGACAAGTTATTACCATAATATGGTCCCCCCTTAATTTTGCAGTAATTGACTTCTGCTGACCGCATCCTTGCGGTTTCGGGTCGGAGTCAACGACCCATCGTCAGAGCAGATACTATTCGACACTCGCTCGCCAAACCGGAGCGATGCCCTCAGGACTGCACCATTCTTCAGTGTAAAGATTCCAGTAATCGCAGAAGTCCTGCTCACTAATGGCGTTAGTCATATACAAGGTCCAGTCATACTGATTGCCCTCGTCTTCAATCTCGCAGATGATGACATCGATATCAGCATCGTTCTGCCGGATGCCGTCATAAATCGCATCCAGATAGCCATCGTTGTCCCAATCATGGGAATCAAGCAGATGCCCCACTGTCGGGAACCGCCACTGTAAGATGTCGCCCTCAGTGTCAGGACGTGTGTAAGTTAACACGATCATTGGATTTCCCCCTTCCGGTCCTCTTCAATGCTGACTGCCGACAGCTACCATTAAGCGGTAGTAGAGTTAGAAGACCCCGACCGAAGAACGATCGGGGAGAAAATGGTTAACGCAATAATGATCGGTCAAAGCGCGGCGGTATAGCCATATCAATTACCGCTATCCGGATTTTACCCGAAAGGTTAGACGCAAAGTTAATTGCATTAATTCGGTTGGAAAACTCACCACGGAATTCTTCATAATCTCCACCACGTGGAATTTCCCACACAACATAGATTTTCATGATAACACCCCTTATTTTGCGATTATATTTTGATTATCGCATACCGCTCGTCAGTGCGAGTATTCTACCAATTGCTATCAGCCATGCAGTTAGCTTCATTCCATGCTTGCTGTCTGGTCTCTTTAGCTTGAATACTATTAGAATGGTAACACTGCCGTGTATTAGGGTCGTAAACCATCTCTTCTCCAGTCTTAATAAGCTGTCCGGTTTCAGCACAGGTGCTGTCAAAGCGAGCCTTAGTAACATAAAGCGATCGCCGTGTGTTATAACGTTTGTAGAAACCCATGATATTACCCCTCTATAATGTTTCGGTCTTAAATTAGACCATCGTCAGATAGCGGAAAATACCGCCATGACATCATATAGCCTCAGACCGTCTTATCACCACGTTTAAATGGTATCTTCTGGAGTTCGTCCAGACCGCTACTAAAGGCAAATAGAAACATATTACTGAGGATTCCCTCTCAAATCGCTATCCTGATACCTATAATATACCTCGTAGCAAGGGGCGTCAACCCCTTTTTGGTCAATTTTACCACTTTTTTTGAAAATAATTGAAAAATAATGTCGATGAGAAGGAAATAATGATTTAAATCGTACCTAATACGGCTATTGCATATATAAGGATGGAAATGGCGAAAATAGCGGCAAAATGAAGGATTTATAGAAAAATGACGGGGAGAAGGGAGATATGATAGGTTGCCACCGGAACCGCTCCCGATACACGGACGCATAGGGTGATAACTCCAATTTGGCACAATAATGCTACTCCGCCCTCTCAACGAATAGCACATTTGCGCCAAATGCCCAGAATCCGCCTGGCGGCCAGAAATCCTGCATTTGTCCGCAATAATCGGTATTAAAGCTACATCTGCTAAACAGGTGTTGTAAAATGTTGTAATGATGCTAAATTCACTTTACAAAATGGTCATTATCAGACGTTAATTGCCAAATGGCGGTATTGTCCGGGCAACCTGCTGCGATCTTCCTGCAGCAATGCCAATCCCCACCCCTCCCCCTTCATTGGTATCATTCTGCCTGATTACTGGATCCAATCAGGTCAATCAGCATTCATTTGGAGCGTTCCAATAGGTGGTTTTGTGTGTAGGGTAGTAGCGAACCCGTTCGCCGACCGCCCGTTCCATTTATGTCATCATACCCCCTCGCCCCATTTTCCCAACATCTCAAATACCGAAAGGGTGGTGCTTTGGCGGTTGTTGTTAGCGTGGTAGTGGGTGGTATTTTTTTTGTGGGTTTGTGTTTTGTGTAGAATTGGCTTTATGCGCTTCGTGCCGTGTCGGGGGTACGGCGTATGCCGGAATACCCCACGATCTCAAAGCTACATCTTATTATAACTGTGTATACCGTTTTGTATACCAACTGTATGTTTTTTTTGAGAGGGAGTGAGAGTAAAAGTTTGGTCAAACTTTGGTTAAAGTTTCGTAAATGTTTGGTCAAACTTTGACGAAACATTTGGTTATTTTTCGTCTATTTCTTTATATCTGTTGTTTGCTCTATATGATGCAAGTGTTTGCCTGGACATGGTTAATTCTGGTATTTCAGTCATAAAGTAGTATTTGTGTTTTTCGCTATATTCTATAAGCTTGTGTGCTTGTAGGATATCGATTACTCTGTTCATGGTTCTGATGTTTCCTATGCCTATTAGTTTGACTAATGATTCTTTGGTGTGTGGTTGTGATTGTGACATCATCAGTTTGCCGTTATACTTAACGCTTTCGGAAAGCATAGCGATGTATATGGAATAGATTAACCCGCCATCTCTTTCTTTAAGCAGATAGTTCCGCTCTTTGTATAACTCGGTTGGCATTTTAAACCACCATTTTTTAGACATTCTTATTTGCTCTTTTCGGCAACGTGTTTTAATAATACTGCTGTTGCGTAGTCGAGGACAGAGGTTATTTCTCCGGTGTTGGCGGTTTCTTTTACAGCGAGTTGTTTGATTTTGTCGTAGAGTTGTTCAGTGACGTGGATGTTAATTTGTCGTTTTTTTGTTTTCATTTTGTTAGCCTTTCATAATTTTTTAATATTTTATCAAATTAATTTGTAAAAGTCAATAAAAAGTATTGTAAAAGTTTAAAGTGGGTGGTAGACTATTTTTAGTTGTTAGGTGGGGTTGATGAAATGGTATCGTGGCAGAGTCGCTCTCTGTATTGTGGGTTCGAGTCCCACACCCTGCCCAATATTAAAAAGGGGGAAAAAGAATGAAGTGCATAGAATGCAACCGCATTTGCGGTGATTGCGATTTGTTAGACTTTTTAAAAGGTTTAAAGAAATCCGACTGTTGCTTGTACTCTGTTGAAGGTTTGTGGACTATCGAGCATATGAACGTTGAGAAGCAGTTGTTTGCGGCGATAGCTTCTGGTGAAACGTTGCGTGAGGTTTTCGACAAGGCAATTGCGAAGGACTGGAAACCTGTTGAGGGCGAGGATGTTTTCAGAGGTGTTGAGGAAGATATAATTGCTGAGAACCTTCGGCTTAAGGAAGAGTTGGAATCTGCCCAATCTCAATTCAAGATGTTGTTGGGTATTCGTTATCAACCGGGCGACCCTGTGGTTAATTACGCCAATAGTATATTGCTTGAGAATAAAAAGCTTAAGGAGCATTTGGAGGAAATAATTAATCGTATGAGTCAAAAAGAAATGTCTGAACCGGTTAACGATTCAGAGGATACTCAAATAAAAGTTTTGCAACGACAACTAATTGATTGTCAGCGTGAGTTGATTGCGGAGAAGGACAGCCATTCTTTGTGCAGAACTGAACTGATGGACCTGCGTGTTTCTATCCGTGATAAGGAACTGGAGAAAAAAAGATCTAAAGCTTTTAGATGTGGTTGACAACTGCTCTTAGTGAGTAGTATTCTAAATGCGAACTACTGGATCGGCGAATGTCGCTAAGGTGGTGGGTGACGCAAGCGTGTATACCGACCCTTAACTCTCCGGTGCTTGCTTAGAGGGTTTTACTTTTGAAGTGGGAAATCGATGTCTGAAAAGAAAGATGAAGGCTTGGTAGAATTAGTCAGTTTGAATGTGGATGGCGTGGAATATCCTATTTTAAAACTGCATGGACTGGATGACTGCATTATCGGGTTGAGTCACATTTTGTGTCCTGATGTTGTTTTGCGGTCGATTGTTGTTTATGATTCATCGTTGCTGATAGTGGCAATTAGCAATCAGTTGAATATGACATTAGAAAGTGCTGCGAAGTTTCTGGCGAGAATGAACGCAACTAAACTGCATGAAGTATATCCTAACCCGATATTCTTGTGGGCGAGAAAAACCGAAAGTGATAGTGAGCCGGTTATCACTGAAACCGATAATAAGTTGGCAGAGGAATTATCCCTGCTTGACAATGAAGAATCCGAGTAGTATTATTTTTTTGTAGCAAATGGCAGGGGAGGAATCCCGGTGCAGGTTACAAATAGTCCTCCGCTTTAAGAACGTCTTGATTATAGACTGAGTTACTTAGATCCCGGAGGACTTTTTTATTTTGTGGGAGTTGAGATATGAAGAAACATTCTAATTTTCTGTACAGCATAGGCGGTTTGATATGCGGTTATCTGATGAGAGTATTGCATAACCATGTTGAAAACAGTGATGACCTGGTGGTGAAGATGGGTTGGCTGGCGTTGGATTTGCTGTTGCTTTTGGCAGTATTTTTCCTGACTCATTCAGCATCATTGCGTGACATCGATGTTCATAACAAAAGAGATTAAAAAACCTATTGACTTTTTTTTGATGTAGTGAATAAAATAAATGCATGAGTGTTGCGAAACTTGCGTCTAAGGTTGCGAAGATGGAAGACATAGTCGAAGAGTTGGACCGGAAGATTCTGGAAAATCCAAAACTCTACGGCTTTGTTGTGTATGCGTTGAATCCTGAGAATTATAAAAAGACTCAGAAACAGATGAGTATTGACACCGGGATTCCACTGAGAACTGTGTCGAGTTATTTGTGCAATCCAAAGTTGCAGCAACGACTGACCGAGTTACGCCGATCGGCTTTGCTTGATATCATTCCTGAGGTGTTGAAGGCTTCCATTGAAACAGCTACGGCACCAGGCAGAGATGGCTATAATGACCGGAGGATGCTGTTAGAGATGACTGGAGATGTCGGCAGCAGGAATAACAATCTGGTTGATTTGGCGAAACAGGGAACGATTAAGGTGGAGTTTAATTTCGTTAATGACTGGGGAGTTAAGAAGACCGGAAACGAGGAACAGGAAATAGTAGCGGAGATGCCGGAAATTAACATCACAGAGGAGGTGGATACAGATGGCACGACTTAACTCCACCACTAACGCTCGTATTGATTTACCTCATCCCCATCCCGGACAACAGGCAGTTCTTAATTCACAGGCACGTTTCGTTTTCCTGAGTGCAGGAAGACGATGGTTTAAGACTACAACATTCGCTATTCGTGCGATTATGGGTTCAGTGCGTGATGGCAGGGACTTATTTTGGGGTGCGCCAACCGCTGACCAGGTAAGTATTGGATGGGACTTCTGCGAAAGAGCGTTAAGAGATTACCGATTTTATGAGCCACGAAAATCGGAACAGACACTGCAATTTTATAATCCATCTAATCCATCGCACAAGCACGGAAAGATAATGTTCCGGTCATTGGATGACCCGGACAACGCACGTGGTTTTACTGCTGATGACGTGCTGATAGACGAAGCTGGTGACGTAGGCGAAAAGGCGTGGTATGAAGTTTTAAGACCGATGCTGATGACGACACGTGGCGGTGCGTTAATCGGCGGAACACCTAAAGGACGGAACTGGTATTATCGTGAACATATCAGGGCGATGGGTTGCAAAGATGGGTCAATGGAATCATTCGTTGCTCCGACAGTAGGGTGTGAAATTTCCAATGGTACTCTTGTTCGTGTACCGCATCCGTTGGAAAACCCATTGATTCCGTTTGAGGAAATACTGGACGCATTCCAGACAATGCCGGAATATTCGTTTCGTCAGGAAATATTGGCAGAATTTATGGACGATGCCGGTGGTGCGTTCACAAATATTGAGAATTGCTGTTGCATTCAGCCGGGGTCGAGAGTTTACAACCCGGAACACACTTACTCAATTGGTGTGGACTGGGGCAAGACAAACGACTATACAGCAATGTCTGTTGTCGATTTAACCGCACAGGAAGAGGTATATCTGGACAGGTCAAATCAGGTGGATTATTCGGTCCAGGCAATCCGGTTGATGTTGTTGTCGAAGTTGTGGAAACCGACATACATCATAGCGGAGAAGAACTCCATCGGCGACCCGATTATTGAATCACTGACTGCAATGGGTTTGAATGTGGACGCATGGGACAATCACAACAGGGCTAAAAAGCAATTGATGGATAGATTATCATTGGGATTCCAGACTAATACTTTGAAGGTTTTAGACGATCCTGTGCGAAAAGATGAACTGAAAAGTTATGTGATGAAAGTATTGCCACAATCAGGTCTGGTACAGTATAATGCACCCAACGGGATGCACGATGACACTGTTATTGCGTTGGCGTTAGCGTGTAAACCTTTGGGCAGTACGGCGTTATCAGAGTTGTGGAACAGGACTGAAACGAAAAGAGAAGTCGTTACAGTGGACGAGTTCTTCAATCAGTACCGCAAAGAATTGTCGATGTACAAAGACCCGACAACACGCAAAAATCTTTTTGGCAGGGCAGGGTTATGATAGAGAAAAATCCAGTTAAAGAATACCGAACCCCAATTCATGTAGATGAAGATGAGGCTACTCAAGCTTTTCTAATGATAGATTCCTTCATTGATTCATCCATCGAGGACCGCAGTGTGCTGATGGATAAAATCATGGAGAATCGCAAATTATACGACTCTGCTCAGCCTGTCAGCAATTTCCGCTGGGAAGGTCAGTGCGAACTGGTAGTGCCGATGCTTAAGACATCACGCAACGCAATGGAAGCACAGTTGATGAGAGCGGTATTTGGCAACGATCCTGTACTGACAGTGGACGGCAGAGGGGAAACAAAGAAACCTTTTGCTGAAAGTATACAGACATTCCTGCAGCAGGAAATAACAGAAACGATGGGCATGGAAGAGGTTATGGAAACTGTTATGAAGAGTGCTTTGGATGACGGCACTGCCGGTATGTACGTTTGCTGGGAACGCCTGATGGGTCGCAAAACCCGATGGGATACAGGAGAGGACGCTGTAGTAGAAGATGACTATCAGCGTAAAGCCAACGCTAAAAAAGAGATTATCAGCGACAGTCCGGTTGTTTCATTATTGACCATTGAAAACTTTGGAACAATACCTTCCGTTGACGGCGATGTTCAAAGGTCATTTGGGTTATGGATTAAAAAGAATGTGACCGGGAATGAATTGCTGCAAGGCGTTGAAGTTGGGATTTACGATAAGGACGCTGTAAAGAAACTTTCCGAACAGTACCGCACTCCGGAAACTGAAGCTAAGAAATCCAACGATGAAGAGCAAGCCGGAATTAATCAGCAACCCACGAATGATCCGTTTAACTTCCTCGCCAATCCGTATGATATCTACGAAGTATATTTTCACTATAACCCGAAAAACGCTGAAGATACGGCGGCGGAAGACTGGGTCATGGTCATGCATAAACCGACCAACATAGTGTTATCCTTCCGCCCAAATCAGTGGTGGCATGGACAGCGTCCTGTGGTAGTTATTAAGCCACAGTTATCAAAGCATGGTATTATCTCGGATAGCCTTGCGGATTTAGCCGGGGACTTCCAACAGGCGCAAACATTCCTTCTGCGATTAACTCTGGACAGTATGTCATTAGGCTTAATGCCGGAAGAGTTTATCGATGCAAGACTGGGTGATGATAAACTTCAACGCATACAGGATAGAGCGAATCGTGGTCCAGGGAAAGTTGTTCCTATTCCTAATCTGAAAGAATTCCTCGAATTATACACACAGCGAATAACAGGGTTCGCACCAACAATGGCGCAAGGTTTGCAGGTATATCTGGATACCAAAGCACAGTTGATGGTGGGAGAATCCTTTACCGAAATGGGTGCTAAGTCCGGCGGCAACACCACCGCAAGAGAAGTGGAAAGAATGATTGCCAGCGGTCAGGAAATCAAAGCACAGATGACGCAACGCATTACACGTGAGATCGATAAACTTGGTGCGATGATAGCGTCATTGTATTATCAGCACCAGGGTTCAGAGTTCGTAAAGAAACGCTGGGACATAGCTTGTGCCGAAAGATACGCAATCCCCATCGAGATGGCATTTGACCAGATGGAATACATGAAAATATTCTGCACCGGCGGCGGCACAACTACCGCATCTAAAGAACGCTATAACCAGTCAGTGCAGGAAATCTATCAGTTAATCGGATCTCCGCTGGTTGCCCAGAATCCCAAATATGTTTATAACCTGACGTACGACTTGATTAAATCCAAAGGTTTGACTCCGGAACGCTATATCGGCACTGAAGAAGAATCCATAGAAATGTTTAAGCGTCAACAGGAACAGGCTGCCGCAGCATTAGCACAGTCACAAGGAGTTGTTCCTCCGGGAGCATCGGGTGCTGATATGTCAGAGTTTGACCTGTCAGGCGGTGAAGGTGGTCCTGGTTCAGCACCATTGCCGGAAGGCGTTACACCGCCGCCGCCAGAAACAGTTAATGACCCTGAGCATCGTTCGGGTCCTAACGTGGAAGAAGGTATTTAAACTATATGAGTCAAGAAAAGCGAACAGAAATGAATACTCTGATGGGTTTAATTAAAAACGCCGGATGGAGTAATCTCGTTCTTGAACAACACAAACGACTAAAGCACCTGCAACAGGAAATATGCACAGCGGATATCTCGTCACTTATAGGAGATAAGGCGGAATTCGCAAAGCACATAGAACGCATAGCAGAAGCCAAAGCTATATTGGCAGTTATCGAATATCCGGCAAAACGGATAGCGGAACTGCAATACGAAATGGGCGATAAAAACCATATAACAAAGGGGGAAGATGATGACCAATCCTATTGATGACTTCACGGATTACAGCGATCTTGTGCCTGATGGCAACATAGACGTTGAAGATTCGGACATGGATGACTTAGTTCCTGATTCACTGCGAGGTGATGAAGAAACAGGTGGTTCAGATGACGACTTTACTGGTGGTGGTGACGACAGTGATGCGGATGCGGATGTGGATGAAAATCCTATCGCACCTGCCGGACAGGACAGATTGCTTGCGGATAAGTATCGCTCAGTTGCGGAACTGGAGCGTGGCTACAAAGAACTTCAAGCTTATACTACCCGATTACAGCAGGGAAAGATTAATCCGACTACTGCCGCCGCAGAACAAACAGGATTGACTCCGGACGCAGGTATGATGGCATCAGGCGAGAGCCGTGACCAGATATACGCCAGAGTTAAAGATGATTATTCAAAGCGGTATTACGAGTTAGTAGAACAGAACTACGACCACGAAACAGCACAGCAGAAAGCGTGGGACGATGCCGTTTATCAGGACCGCATTATTCAGCAACGTGTTGATGCCGCTATCAAATCGGCACTTCCGCAGGTTTACCAGACAGTTGGTGTTGACATCATTGGTCGGGAAATAGAACAGTTAGTTCCCGGCAAAGATGCCAGAATAACAGCGGTAGCAATGAAAGCCGAGTTGAATAAATTGGGCATCAGTGATGACGCATGGCTGGGTATCGACCCACAAACAAAAACGAAGTTGGCTGAAGCCGCCCATCAGATGGCTATCGGGTCATACTATCAGAATAGGGCAAAAGGTAAACCCGGCACTCCGGATGTACCGCCCACGTCAGTTGCCGGTAAAGGCAGTAATCCTACCACCGCCGCTGACTTAAATCCTACTCTCCGTGCTTATGCTCAACAGTTAATGAGCCAGTTCAACTGGACAGAAGAGCAAGCTGTCAAATCAGTATTAAAAAATACTGCGAAAAAATAATTATTGTCTATTGACAAAAAGGAAATGATATGCCTAAAATACCAACAGAATTAATCAAGGACTCGTCCAAGCTTAACGCCCTGCAACCGGAAACCGTTAAGAAGCCGACTCCGAAACCAGCAGAAAAACCAAAATCTGGGTTACCCCCAGTACCGCCACCTCCAGCTATGGAGCCGGTACAACCGACTCAGATCGAAGCAAAAATCGAAGAAAAAGAAACCATCGCCGTTATTACAGAAGACACGAACACTCCTGCTCCTCAGGACTCGTTATTGTTGAGCGATGAATTTGCACCACCATCAGTTGATGGAAAACATCCCATAATTGCTAAACCCGGCTATGTCGTAACACCTGTTATGGCTACACCAGGCGCGATGGCTTTGTATTCCAGAAATGATGTAGTGTATCTAAAGTATCAGGATGCGCCAAACTACATCGAGAATATGTCCATGATAACACGTGGACCCGATGGAATGGCACGTTATGCTGATTGTGTTCTGGCAGTGGAAACACAAAAGCATTGTGATGCTCGCATGGCATATGTAGCTAAAAAACGAGAAGCAGAAAAAAACAATACACTCCGAGAGGGGCGTAATGAAATGGTTTCCCGAATAGACACCAGAGGTTTTGGTGATGTAGTTACTTCGCCGCAAGCGTCCATAAAAATTGAATAATCAGAATCCTTCTTTCTGGTAAATCTTTTACATACCGGATCCGGTCTGATTATTTCCACTGTATCGTGAGGAAATCCCATGATATACGAAGTACGAACTACGACTGGAACCGGTATGCCAGCAACCATGAATGGTGTTGCTTATGGTGCTACCCACGCAAATGCCTTACTCTACCTCGAAACTAACGGAAAGTTAAAAGAAGTAGCTACTAATGGCGTTAAAGTAATCGGCATTGGTCTTAACGCCGGTGCTGCTGAAGATTCCCCTATTACATTTCTTCCGTTTCTTGATGGAGTAGAGATACTCATCGAAACTGAAAATGCAGTCGGTCAGGGCAATGTTGGTGTTCCTTCTGGAATAACAGTTACCTCCGGCGATGCTGTCCTCAATGATAACGAGGCAGGATACGACATTTTATTCATTTCAGCACTTGACCCTAACAACACTAAAAAAGCATGGGTTAAGCCTGTTTCCGGTGCAAACCAAAACTTAGTAGGAGGATAACACAATGCCAGCACTTGGACCAACAACTTATAATCAGTTCACTACTGGAGTGTCAACTCCTGCCGGAACCCTGCCGATTCCATTGTATTTGAAATCCCTCGCTGATTTATTCATCACCGAAGTGGACTCAGTGGAAGACTGGATTCCTCGTGCCTTTAAAGTGTCTAACACCGACATGATACAGGAAACATCACAGGGATTCGCCGGGTTAACCGACTTCCATGACTGGGATGGCGAATCAGGTCAGCGGTTACAGAACATCGATATGATGTACGCAACCACTCTGGTTCAGAAGTTCTGGAGAGATGGTATCGCCTTCTCATGGAAGTTCATGAAATTTCTGCAATACCGGGAAGTCATGGCGGACATGGTTTCGTCACTGGCTAAACAGGCTCAAATCACCCGACAGAAATTTGCGTTCTCTTATCTGAACGAAGGGTTTACAACTGTCTGGAACGCAACAGATAATGTATACTTCTTCTCCGCAGCACACAAACTTCTGAATGGTTTAACCTGCTCCAACTTAACAACCGGCGCATTATCCGTAACATCCTTACAGACAGCCGTTAACCTGTTGGAAAACACCAAGGATGATCGTGGCAACAAGATGAATTACAAAGCCGCTGAACTGTGGGTCCCAACTGATATGCAGTTCATCGCCGATGAAGTTCTCGGTCACGCCGGATGGCGACCAGACACTGGCAACAACACCCCGAACGCTTTAGCGAAGAAAGGCATCAAGCCAGTTGTATGTCCGTGGTTAGACGATTCCCACGCATGGTTTGTAAAAGCCGCCGACACCAAGACTATCTGCAAGGTTTCCCAGCCGTTGGAACAGACGATGTACAAGGATAACAACTTAAAGAGTACTATCCATGACGCAATCTTCGGTTTCCAGGTTGGAGCGAAAGACTGGCGTGGATGGGTCGGATCTACCGGTGTTTAACTAACTAAACTTAAGGGGAGACGAAATACTCTCCCCTTATTTATTTTCGGAGTAAAAAAAATGGCAAGACAAATCGATTATACATTTTTCACAAAACTCCAGTGCGATGAATTGCTGACCGAAAAAGTGGCTGTGGACAACATTTTGCTGGACGGCAATACAATATCATCTACCTCTGGAGATATCAACATCACTCCTTTAGCCGGACAGGACATCGTTCTTGATGGTCACTGGGAAGTTGATGGAACTACCATAACAGCGTTGACTAACGCTAACAGCACAATTAACGCATACACTGGAAAGAACATCACTATCGAAGGCGTAACCTTTGTCGGCGGTGTTTGTACCGCAACAACTTTCGTTGGTGCGTTAACTGGTGCTGCTACTCAGGTTGTTGTTGCCGATACCACTGATACCACTTGTTATGTTGCGTTGTTTGAAGATGCAACCGGAAACCTTGCACCAAAAACTGATGCAGGTGCAACATATAATGCAAGTACTGGTGCTATGTTGTTAACTCAAATTGGTAATTCTGTATCACAGCCTATTTTGTATTCGCAGATATTAGATTATGCCACACAATCTACAACTATAAATAATACTGTTGCTAATGCGGTTATAACATTGTCGTATAATGGTGCAAGAACATTAGTATTACCGACAATGGCTTCTGCCAGAAAAGGTGTTTGTTTTACTGTTATTAATACGCAAGATAACGATATTACCATATCTCCGCAGACCGCTGGTGAGTTAGTTGCTAAAGGTAGTGCCGCTATAGTTTCCTGTGAGTTTAAGACTTCCAGTGAAAAGATAGGAGCAGTAGCCAGAATCTTTTGCGATGGTACAAAATGGTACGTATCTAATGCAAGCGATTGCACAATGACTTATAACGTTTAAAGGCGGTGTAAAATGCCATTCGGTGAACAAAATGTAACGAGAGCAACCTTTAGCCGTCCGACCGAGTCACCTGTAGTAGATTATACTCCGGGTGATGCCATAACTAATTCAAAGACAGCAACAACTTTGTTGACCTTTTTGGCATCGAGCAACACAGGCGGCAGTGGTTATATCACTAAGGTACTGCTCAAAACAAACAATCCGTTATTTCTGGCACAGTGCAGAATATGGCTTTTCAAATCAAGTTCATATTCTGTTGCTGTTGACAACGCCGCATTAAATATCACTGACACAGGCAATGAAATAGGTTTTATTGATATGCCTGTTATGCAAGCGGTAGGGACAGCGTGTGCCATGTCAGAATGGACCGGAACATTTGCATATAATCAGGTTGCTGATATGAACATCTATGGTGTGTTGCAGTTAATGACTGGAACGACAACACCGACAAGCGGACAACAGTTTAGCGTAGAGTTGACCTGTGAACGCAACTAATCTATAGGGGTGGGAAACTGCCCCTATAACAAAAGGTTTTGAAATGAGAAAACCATTATTTTTAGAAGGTAGCGAAATGTATAATTATAGTCTTTATCCTGATGACAGGACAGTGGTAAACCATTGTTTACCTTCCACAATATACGCATTAGAAGGTAGAGAATTAAATATATACTGGGATTCTTTTTTAAGAATGTCTACCGATGTTTTTGACTTAGGTTTAGAATATCGTTTTGATGTTACTTGTACAAAAGGAAAGCAGGAAGATAATCGTTGGACATATACACCTACTGTCAGTGATGCTGGGAGTGTTACGTGGACTTTAGATATATATTATAATGAAGTATTAATTAAGAAAATAACTTGCACTGTTGTTACAAAAGCGTTAAGTGTAGGGAATGGTGTAACTAAAAATATAATGATGATTGGTGATTCTACTACAGCAAATGGTTATGTATTAGCAGAATTAGTTAATTTGTTTAAGTATAATCGTGCTTCACCTGCATCTGGTTCTACTGCTGATGTAATGGATATTAATACTGTTGGTTCTATAGTAACGGCTAATTGGGATTCAGATGGATATTCAAGAACAGTTAATCACGAAGGAAGAAGCGGTTGGAGATTATCATATTATGTAAACAATACAGGTGTAGCAACAAACGTTGGAACATCTATAACTAATTATACTTTTGATAACTTTACAATAAATGATACAACGGAATTAGGAATTATATATTTACGATTAACTAATAGCGGAACAACAAGAACTCTTGGAGTTTATAAAGACGCTACATATACAACCAAGGTTGCTTCTGGAAGTAGGACTGGTGACGGAGTTATTACGTTAACAGCAGAAGGAGGCTATGCTATTACAGGTAGTGCTACAGTTACGTATACAAGTAATGTAGACGCATCTATAAAATTAAACTTTTTCTTTAGAAATGGAGCGTTAAACTTTACAAAATATATGTCTGATAATTCTTTTACTTTAAATGATAATGATTGGGTATATATTCATACCGGTATTAATGATATAACAGGTTATAATACAGATGCAACTTTATATCCTGTTTTAACAACATACAATAGCAATTTGTTAGCGTTAATAAATAACATTAAAGCATATAATGCTAATTTAAAAATTGGCGTATTAATGACTATTGCACCGTGTTATTATCAGGAAGCGTTTGGAGATAATTATAATAATGGATTAACTCAAAAGAGGTATGCAAGAAATAGATATTTATTAAATGAATCTATTTTAAGTTATCTTAATTCAAACTCTTTTACTAATGTATATGCGTTACCATATCATATTAATTTAGATACTATTAATAATTTTACACAAGAACTATCGACACCTAATATAAGAAACGTATCAAGTGTTATGAAATATAATGATGGACTTCATCCGACACGATATGGATACTATCAGTTAGCTGATGTGCTGAAATCAAATATTAAAGGTTTTGAATCGTAAGGGGTAATGTAATGGAAAAGACAAAATTAGATGTACTAATGAAAAGCGCAACAGCGAAGACAACTCCTGTTGACGCAGATACTATTGCTATTGTAGACAGTGCCGATAGTAGCAAACTAAAAAAGGTTACATGGGCTAATGTCAAAGCTACTATAAAAGCGTATACAGATACGTTATATCCTGCTATACGAAACGAATCATTTCAGGTTCAGTTAGTTGCTGATGATACAGATGTGGCAAGTCAGATAGCGTATGTCCGTATTCCATCTAATTATAATGGAATGACATTGCAACGTGCTATAGCTGATGTGACTACCGCAGGGACAACTAATGCGACAACGATACAAGTCCGGAATATGACTAAGTATGCAAGCAATGATGCCTTATCAACTGCTATTTCCATTGCAAGTGGAGACACTCTTGCTACTGTTGGAACTGTAAATGCGTCTTATGATGACGTGGCGACAAACGACTTGATTAAGATTTATGTGACTGGCGTATCAACTACTGCTCCCAAAGGTTTAAGGGTAGTATTGGAGTATAAATAATGGCTATTGTTACACCACATATTTATGTGCCATGCTATACAGGTAATATTGTACGACAGTTAAACAAAGCTGATGGTAGTTTTGTCGCAGACCGCACAATGACAAACGCTATCGGAACTGCTGTAGACATTAACGGCTATGTGTGGTCAGTCGGTTTAAATGGTTATCTTTATAAAGCGACATTAGACTTAGGAAGTTTATGGACTTATAATAACTCTTTACCTGCAGCATTTTCGTGCTGTCTTGATAAAGACGGAAAAATATGGACAGCTAATGGTGGTGATGGAACAGGCAATACTGTAACTAAAATCGATACTGATGGTACAGTTCTTGCTACATATACTGTTGAAACTTTTGCGTATGGTATAACAGCAGATTGCAATGGTTACGTGTGGTGTACTAATTCAACAAGCAATAGCGTATCAAGGATAACAGTGGCTAATGGAACAGTGACTACCTTCGCCTTAACTGCTGGTGACTCTCCTAAACAGTTATGTGCTGACTTAGACGGCAATATTTTAATATGTTGTTTTGGTGCCGACCGTGTACGCAAAATCAATGGCGCAACTGGTGCTGTAATGGAATCTTATACTACAAGAGCAGGGTGTTTCGCTATAGCACTTGATTCAAATAATAATATGTTTGTAACTAACTATACCCACGGAAGTATTATTAAACTTAATAGTTCCGGAACAGAAGTTGCAGTTTATGGTTCTGTTGGTGCGTTGGGTGTTGCTATAGATAGTGACGATAATGTTTGGGTATCAGCCACAGATGGAGGTGCAGTAAGAAAATATCCTAATAATTTATCTGGTATAACAGGTACATACGCAACAGGTAATAATCCTGCATATCTGGACACTGGGTATGCATACCAACATTTTGTTTTAAAATCAGATGCACCAGTTGTATCAGCGTTTGTACCGCAGATTATATTTATGTGAGGGGATAAGAAATGACATTAACAGATGCAACAGCAAGAGTATACGAAATGCTTAAAGAGCCATCGACTAATAACAGTCATTTGACTTCAACTATGGTTGAGCGTTATCTGAACGATGGCTACGCAAGGTTTTGCCGGGAAACCAACTGTCTTAATCGTGAAGATACCATCGCTATCGTATCCGGAACAGCGGAATACGCCTTGCCTAAAGATTTAATAACTATCAAAGGGATAGTATATAAGACAACAATCCAGACAAAAATAGATGGTGGAACACCCACGTTTACATATCAGTATCGTGACATAACGTTTATTACTGAAGCCGAAGCCATCAGCAATTTTGGATTAGCTTATTTAAAGAATAACTATACAGGTCCGGCAACATACGCATGGGTTTCAAAACAGTCGGCAAGCACATCGTCATCAGTTCCATCTATCATCCTGCTGCCGTGTCCGACAGTTCCTGCGGTAGAAACAATCATCACCGATGTCACCACAGAAATCACCACAACTCATTCGCTGATACTCAATATCCGATGTTTCCCTGTTGCCACACCGGGAACAGGTATGTATGGTGTCCTCACCTCCGGAGCGTCATCTTTCGTGTTGCGTCCGGAAGTAGAAGAAGCACCGATATTCTATGCGGTCGGTCGTATAGGAATGACTATCCTTGCAGATGATCCTGCGTGTGTTGCGAGGGCGCAAGCGGCAATGTCATTATGGAATGAAGCTTGCGACATCCAGAGGACTCAGACAATTTATGCCTAAGAACAACAACATCGGAAAAGTGATAACGTTTAACAAAGGTATCAATCTTGATACCGATAGCCGTTCGTTATTAGGTGATGACGATTGTTGGGAGAATGCGAACGTTCTGCTGACACCATCCGGAGCAAAGATGGTAAAGTCAGATGTCGCAAGGGAAACGGCTACCATCACCAGTGGTGGCACAAAGGTTAGATTGTGGGAGCATTACGAAACTCGCACTGATTACGATACAGTGACTGGTGGCAAGAGGTTAGTGTTATACACTGCTAATGCATCCGGAACAACATCAGACATTATGATAACCAACAGCGATGCCATGAAGTTTTCCACATCAAAGTTGGACTGCGATATTAATCTTAACCATGCTAATCCCATCCGTGCTGCTGAGTTAAATGGCGGTATGTATTTTGTTGATGGGACAGCACGTGTAAAAAAAATATTTGGAACACCACTGAAAAACGCCGTGTCATCTTCGCCGGGAGATTTAGCACCAGGTGCCGGGTATTTACCGGCGGCTAATTCGCCTTCGTATAAAAACAATCAGGTTCCCATTGCTGTTAAAAGTGTTATGGAATCAGGTGTCGAACATATAGCAGTTGTTGGAAAGCCGTATAACTTAGACGCATCTCCTAACATTAGAATTCAAGAATATAATGACTTGATATACAAACCTCCATTGCTTGACTTAGCAACTGAAGTACAAGCAGATAACACAAGATATGCTATTAATGCTGGAGTTGATGGAAAAGTTTATGACGTGGCAACAAGTCACTATAATGATTTGGGTGTCAACAATGTTAATTATTGTATTCAAGAACATGGTGGATGGATATATTTAATTTATGTGTACGTACCGGGAACTGATACATACATTTATAAGTTTAAGTTTGATGAAACAACCACGACACCTATAACTCCAACCAGTTATAAAATAAGCAATTCTTCTAATATATACGCCAGATTATATATTGATAATTCCGGACAAATATATTACCAGTTAAATGGTGTTGTATATTCGACAGATATGGTCACATCGGAAGCTTTGTATTATGATTACACATATTTCAGCAGATATTATCCACGACTTTTATCAAATTCCGTTTCATCTGTAACTCCTGCTACAAATATAGGTGGAGCGACTATTGGTATTTTTTATGGTGATACAAATAACATTGTAGTAAATACCACGATTACAGATTCTGCTTTATGGTGTCATGGAAATGGTGAGTACAGTCCTACAGCAAATTTAGCGTCAGGCGTAACGTGTACATCTATTAGTTATGATTCTGCGTTTTATTATGTGTTAGGTGTTCATACCAGTTCCGGAGCAAGCCGTGTTTATATTACTCAATTAGAAAAATCTGGTTCTGGTGTATATACTGTCACATTTAAAGATAATTCTTTATTGTGTACATTGGCTAATAATAACGCTACAGTGATGACTGTAAAAAATGGTATTGGATATTACAGTACAGGAAATAACGTTTTCTATCAGTTTAATTTAACGACTGGTGCAACAATTAAAACTTTTACTATTACTGATACGACAACTAAAATTGCAGGATTACTGTTGTCAAATGATAATGCATATGTTTACTTAACCGATAATCAGAACCATCGTGTTGGCAAATATACTCTTGCTGATGACAGTTATTACTTTTTCGGTTCGTATGGGTCAGCACCGGGACAATTCAATAACCCATTAGGATTAGAGCAATTAAATGATGGGACAATAGCAGTCGTTGACAGCGAAAATTATCGGGTCCAATTAGTGGAATTCTTCACTAATACGATTCAAAGCGTTTATACTCTTGATGATTATCAACCACCTAAAGTAAAGCCTGTTGTATCACTGGACACTGCTACTACGAATCCCATAACTCAGGGTACTTATTACCTGCGATATTCATACATCTATCGTGACGAAATGGGTTATGTGGAATCCAGACAGACAGAGCAGATGTCCTTTGATGTTAATCGTGCCACATCCGGATTTACTATTTATCTGGAAGCCGGTGCAACAGCGAAATATACAAACATCTATATATCGACCCCGACATCACCAGACTTCGTGTTACTGACAAGCATTGAAGCCGATAAAACATCAGTGCATATGTTGGGTATTAATTTGGACAACAAGCCATTTATGGTGGCGTATGCAAGCCGCCCTCCGGCAGGGTGTCAGATTATATCAGAACACCATAACAGGATGTGGTATACGAAAAACAACCGCATTTACATATCAAGCATTAATCGTGCTGATTATTGTCCGGACATATTCTTCGATGACACCCCTCCGGAAATGGGCGGATGGATAGATGTTGGAAACGGCGAAGCACTGACAGGTTTGGGAATGTACGGCGGCTTTGTATTCGCATTTAAGAATCGTGGGGTATGGAGAATATCCGGAGATCCAGGACAAACTAATTTTGGTATGTCACCTGTTGATGATACCATCGGGTGCGATAGCCACGAGAGCATTCAACTGTGCGAAAACTCAGTACTGTGCTGGTTAGGTAATAACAGCGTTTACTCTTTCAATGGTGAGCAGATAGTTGAACTGAAAGGCATCCGCAAACGCATCAGTGCTTTGACTGCCACACAGAAACAGAATGCATACGCTGTATACTATCCGGATAAGCACTGGTACGAAATAACATTCCCTGCGGATGGGGCATCTGCTGCCGACAGTTATCGTTATCAGTTTGACGTTGGCGGTAAGTGGGTACGGAATACATCAAGCATTTCTACAGGTCATACTGTGGTGTTGCATTCCGGCGATGCGATCGGAGCAAACGTCAACGCATCAGCATCAACCAGTCTTGTGCTTTACGATAAGTTTACTGGAGCATTTAGTAATATCCATCACGAAACAGCAAGATGGGAACAGCCGTTATTGCAACGCAAGCAAGTGGTGAGTGCGAGTATTATTTTAGATATTCCGGCAACTGCTGATGCTATGACATTTGATATAGCTATCGGTTCAAAAACA